CAAAGTCTGGACTCGTTGGAGGACTACTTACGTGCCCAGCAGCCGTGATGGGCCGTGGGAACTTCTTGGCGTGAGCCTTGATCTTTCCACCTGAACCAGAGCGCTCAGACATCAGACGATTAGGACCACGATACCCGTGGGGTCTGAGTTGTTCTAAGCTCCCGCAATAAATCAGTCTCAGACTTGAAATTGGAATCATCAACACCCTTACTTGCTTTTTCTTCCCCGTTTGCGAACAAGCCTTGAAGCCTCTTGCCTAGCCTTAATTTTTGCCTTTTCTTCATTATCAAGTTCTCTTTCGATTGGCTTAATAAATTTTGTATCTATATCTTTTCTAAGATACTTGATTGCAATATGAAATATTTTATAAAAATCGCGCTTCGATGGGGAGCTATCCCATTGTGCCATTGAGTATTCTCTCATAGCCTGCTCTAATTGAGATTGAGAACCTCTGTCGCTGATGTATTCATTAATACGCTCCAGCCAAAGCATTCTCTCCATCTTCTCTTCTTTACTTACGTCTTCATCAAATAATCCCATATAAACTCCATACAATCATATTAGATTACCCATTAACAAATGCTAATGGGCAATCTGATACGATCAGACGAGACCTCCGCAAGAATTGCATCGATCATGGTGACTCAAAGCGCTGGAGCCACCAATGGCACGCAACAACTCTTTATGATCTGAAGAAATGTCGGTGCAGTGTGTTCCAACGTATGTGAATAAATTAATGACATGATACATGGTTGGCTTATTTATTAAATCCTCAGGCCTAGGGAATGTGCTCTTGAAGCCGTCCGTGCCCCAATATTCCATGATTCTATTAAAGACTTTAGTAGGAATTTTGTTCTCCTGACATATTCTAAGAATAACTTCCCTAACATTACCCACAGCCTCATTACGTAGGTGAATAAAGCCTTCAAACATGGGACCAACCTGATCTTTGGCAATGGCAGCAAACTCAGCAAACTGCTCAATGATAGCATCAGAGCTATGCCCCTTAACCCTAAACTTTCTTTTTTCAATTTGCGATGTGGCCCCATTAGTACACCACTGCCTCTCAAGATACCCCTCAACCAGAGGATGCACAGACCATGAGTCTGAGAACCGCACCTTAACGCCACCAAAATACGGAGTATCGTGATCGTCATAATTCAAATCATCTCTTGTGACAACGGCATTCATTAAACCATTCCCATCAAAACTAAAGTTTTTAATATAAGACCCCTCTCCGACAGCTTCAACCGTTGCATTTAATACATCGACATGATTAACATGAGGGATGTCTGCTTCGGAAAAAGCATAAATATCATTGTCTTTAACCATTGCGTTCAATGTCCTATTCGGAGTCTCGTCAATCAAATAGTTATAATTTAAAGCAACAAGCTCATTTGGACTTCTGCTCACATATGGAAAAGGAACACTAATAAACTCAGCAAACTGCTTCTGAGCCTGCTTTCCTAAGCCATAACTTTGACCTGAAATCTCAAGGTAATCTTTACTTCGAGATTTGATGTCGGAAAACGAAAACGGGAAAATCTCCGTACCGCCTGCCGACGCCTCAATCCTGCTTGCTGCCTCTTCTAATGTAATTATATCTGACATTTATTTCTCCTATCTGTTCGGCTCTACCGGACGACTCCATCGTATCACGTCGGAGGGGGAACGGCACGTACAAAATCGCATATTTTTAATATTTTTTTAAGCATCAGTTTCAGACACATTGCGGCCAATGGCTTTAAAGCACACGACTGCGCACAAGAGTGCCAAAACAATGATAGAGGATGCCAAATATATCAACATGCCAATAGATACCGCAGCTATTGCATCAATCAATATCTTGGTCTTTCCTTATATCCACAGTCACCACAGAATCGACACCGCGACCCTCAGATGATACATCTAAACCCTCAACATCTGTATATATGACATCCATGCCAGCATCGCTAGCGATCTGTTCTAAATAAGAGTCGTCATACCCATATTTTTTAGTAAAGTATGTTCTATAATTAAACCACCCGATGTTACCACTCCAAAACTTTTCATCCGCACTGAAGGAAAGCTGATGCAATTCTTCGTCTGGAAGGAGAAACGCCAAGACGCCCAGAGGCATATATACAACCATATCGTAATTTTTATCGGGTGGCTTGCTGTCGGCGTACTTCCCAATCAAATCCTGAAATCCCTTAACGACATCCTCTACTGCTTTTCCTGAAAAGAAGTCTATCCCGCCATCCTCTTTTCTCATACGCTTGCAATAGTCATCAACGGGGCTTATGGTGCCGAAAGACCTGCACACCATCGGCCTGTACTTGTATATTGTACAGCCATTGTCATAGAATGCGCACATCTCATCAGTTTCCCCTCCCGGTTCCCAAGAGTCATCGAACATACGTTCTCTAAGGTCGTCAACAATTGTTTCTATAAAACTATCAGCAGTATCTTTGCCGTTGTCTTCAAGGACGAAATAGTATTGCTGTCGTATATTGTATGCAATATTTGCACATTCAAACATATGAAGCCTTAGACCAATTTGACAACATTTACCAAATCCTTGGCACGCAAATTCTGTCTCATTCTGCTTTGCCTCAATAAATCGCAATTGATTATAAAGCATATCCAGAGCGCCAAATGCTGCGATATCACTCACAGAGACGACCCTGCGCATACTGGAAGTACTCATCTTTTACCTCGCCCCATCCTTCTGTTCATATCTTTCTTTCTCATCCGAACCTCCTTCATTTTATTCCTGCGTTGCCTTTCAACCTCTAACTGCATTTTCGACTTAGGTCTCTTCTTGCCGGACCCCGACAAATTACGACCCTTGCCTCTATACTTCAAAAGATCAAACCTTTTAACCCAATTGTATAATGCCTGAGGGGAAACAGAGATGCCATGAGACTGGTCCAGCCTTTTTGCTATCTCTGCTAGATTCATCCTGCGCTTGACGTAGTGCTCGTACATCCAAGCTTTATCTTTATACGGTTCAAGTGGCACAGAGATTCCCCATCATCATTTTGATCTATTATACCAGATCCCAATAGCCAAAGCATCAATTTCATCAGAGTCGTACCCGGACAAGTCAATATCAACCTCATCATTAAGGATTAATCGTATACGGTTCTTTCTCTCAAAAGCAGCCCTTTTCCTGCCTTCTACTCCGCCCAGCGTCCTTTCCCATGTTGCAACATCTTTTTTGGTAACCCTCTTATACCCAAGAGCAGACTTCCATGTGAGAGGGTTTGCTTCTGATACAAATTTACAATACTCAGCAAGGACGCCAATGGTATGACCTATAACATATGCAATCACTTTACTAGTTCTGAAATTTTGGATAAATACGGCCTCCTCAACAACCGCAACTTTTGGCTCATACTTTTCTAATAATGGAGGTAAGGATTGGCTTATTATAAATAATTTGTCGTGAATATCAGATGCTAACGAAAGATCTATTTTCCCAACTTCTAAAATATCCTCGTCGGTGTTCATAATCGCATAAGCTAATGACTTTGTTGATGGGTCTATTGCTATTATTTTAAAATCGTTTAATTTGCCTAATGACTTCATAGTGACATATCATCCCTCAATTTTCTCTCATCCCATCCCCAACCAACCAATCTTTGAATAAAACGTTCCCGCTTACATGATTCACAAATATTTTCTTTGTTATATCTTGACAAAATAATTTTACATTTCCTGCTTTCACAAATTCTCTTTTTACTATATATTTCTTTATTAGCATGGTATCGCTCAAGTATTCTTCTATTAGTTACTATCCGTCTACAAGATGTAGAGCAATATATTGCATTATAAACTCTAGGAACAAATTCGTTTGAACACTTTTCGTTGGCACAAATCTTAGATTCTCTCTCCACCGTCTTGGTCCCCCCAGCAAAAATCTCTAGCATTACAGTATAAGCATTGTTTTGATTCTTTACTTTTATATGGTCTAAGAGGTAATCGTTCATCTAAAAATGCAGCATATATTTTGCGATATTTCTTAAAGAGCTTATCTATATATTCGTCATTACGCTCCATATATATAGGAAGAATTTCTTGATTGTTTTTGTTTTCGTATATAACAAATCCACTATTCAAATTTAAGCAATGCATATATATCTGAGCCTGCCTGATGTGATCATCCTTAGGCTTATTGTATGTTTTTCTATACGCAAACCCCGCATCGGATATAGATTTTAACTCAATTAGTTTTTCGCCATAAAACTCAATCACGCCGTCGGCAGTGCCGCTAATCGGAGGATCATCATTTTCAACTGGAATCTCTTCCTTCAGCAAAATGCCCATATCAGACAAATACGAATATATCCGATCATGTACTGCATGTCCATTGTCAAATATCCTGTAGGTTTGTGGTGCAAAATCTGTTTTTGATTCAACTCCCCTGAGGAGGTACACCCAATACCTTGCACACTGATTGGTGTAACTTGGATGGAACCCATCGACCCTCTTCAATTCAACTGAATTCCTTCTACCCAGATGACAGTCTATAGCTTCAACAAGACTTTCAGACAATGAATCACCATCAGGAGGAGCTATCTTCTCAACTTCAGGCTTACTCTTACCTCTTAACTTATCTAAACTTCTCATCAACCCATTGCCCCTCTGGCACATACCTTAAGTGTATTAATGTTCTCTTCTAACGCTTGATATAGCGTCTTCCAAATATCATTCCTAATTTTGTCACGCTCAGACATTTGTGCGGACTTACGCTTATATGCTTGAGATTTTACAATCATTTGAGTCCTATACGCAGCTAAAAGTGCAGCATACCTAGACGCTTGCAAACCAAGATAATCATTAGGATTATCTATTATGTCTTGAACCATATCCATTACTTTAATGAACTCTACTGACTCATCGCCCATAAGTTCCGTTAATCTATCTACATCTACAGCTATATCCATTGTGTTCCTCTTTCCATATTACTCATAATCACTACCACCAACCAGCTCCCTAAAAACATTCCAATCAATCACAGCGAGCTTACACTCACTATTCTCACCTAAAACAAGGCCATAACATGGATGCCGATACTGGTCGTTCCAAGAATCCTTAGCGTGCTTCCTCCAATTCTTTAATGAAATGGTGAAAGATTTTCCACAATGTTTATAATCAATCAAGAATTTATTTAATTGAGCATCGCCCTTCTTCATTCCTCTTCCTGAGTTTTTAACTCCAGTAGCACCATCTCGTTTAATCTCTTCCTTCTCCGTCCGTTTAGGCATCCAGTAAAGCCTCAATCTTTATTCGTTCATCACCAGACAGCTCTATAGCTCCTATACCGTTCCATTTGCTCTCTTCAAAACTAAACCAAGCGCCACGGCGTTCGATAATGTTTCGCTCCACAGCCATGTCTATGATCTCCCTGTTCTCATCGATCTGCCCAGCCTGAGGCAGAATGAAATAGTGGCCGGACGATCCAATCGACGGAACCTGCTTTGTCTTATCAATAGTCCAAACTACTTTCTGACTAGTGATCATCTTGCTGTCATCTCTTTCCATCTCTTTTGCCGAATAAGACAAAAACAATCTTATGATACTATGCATATTATGATGTACAGCATTTCCCATGCGCGCCTTCAGTTGAGCATACATGCCACTTAAGTCCACTGTCTGGTGTGCTATGAACAGCATAATGTTTCTTTCTTTATGAAGATGATGCACCAACTTCTGCAAGAAGTACCCTTGAGACCTTGCTTGAAGCCCCATCGCTTTACCGCCCTCGGGCTTCAAATAAAACTCCTCTTTTATTATATTGCTTAGGGAGTCAAATAGAAAAATATGCTTTTCAACAGGGTGCTCAAGATACCCAATCAAAGCCTTTATGATATCTTCGACAATAGTACCTTGAATTAATACAATATCGCTAATATCGATACCGCACTTTTCGGCATAAGAATCGTTATATGAATACTCAGAATCCACTATGACAGGTCTGTAGCCCATTTTTTGAGCCTTAGCCATGATATGGTAAGCCATGGTCGTTTTACCAGCAGATGGTGACCCCCACAACAGATGTGTTGCCCCTGTATAGAAACCACCACCAAGAGCTCTGTTTAGCCCCATGCTAGGTGTTGGAATAATCTCCTTCTCCGGTGCAGAGTCGCCCCTGCGTTTATCAATTATTAACATTGATTTTTTTCCTTTCAATATAGTCTTCTAATTTTATCATAGAATTCGGTGTGTTCAGCTTATAACCGTCAATTTTTCCAATTCTATTTTTACGATCCGTAACCGCATCAAGCTTTGCAGCATACCACTGGTCAGTAGACAGTATGGATGCAAACGACTTGTACAGCTTGGGAAATATAACGACCTTCACAAAATTCTTACCATCCCAGCAATACATGGTAGTCATCATGGTGCCTTTAGATGTTACAAAAGAACGGTACCTTACACAATAGATCAACGCCTTCTCGTCTGAGGCGAGCCCAAGACCATTGCTGTATAAATAGTTATTGTCATGGTATGTACCCTTTGATATCAAAGTTATCAAATTATGAAAGTCTGTCTCAATGTGGTCAAAGGCATCACAGAACATATGAAGACCCTTGTCGCCAACAAGGGCATATATGTAGTCTCTACTCGCAATTTCAGAATCCTTTTCAGCGAATAGAACCATTGATCCAGTTTCATCTTCCAACTCAACTCTCATATTCGAACCCCCCTTACGTACAGAACGCACAACTGCGCGTACAATATGAAGCTCTGGATCGTCCCAACTAAAGTCCGCACAATTTTCTACAAATTTACAAAAGTCGTCATCAAATTCTTGCTTAATCGGGAACCCCAATATGGGTAAATAATATTTTTCATGCTCATATTCAGAGACATAACCTAATGATGTAAATGCACCAACCTTATCAAGATTAGTAAGGATAGTTTTGTTCACAGTTTGCCTAGCACACTTATAGCAGAACTCTTCGTATGAATGGAATGGACGCTTATCTTTTATTTCATCTATCGCCTTAACCCCGCAATTAGCAACGTTAGACAAGCCAAACCTAATACTATCATCATCAATAATGAAATACTCATCAGAACTATTAACGTCAGGAGGCAAGACACTGATCTCCAAACGCTGCGCTTCCAAGATGTATGCAGTGATTTTTTCCTTATTTGTTTCATTCGCCAATAAACTCCATATATATTCGATAGGATAATTCAACTTCAACCACATTGTCTGATAAGACAACATTGAGTATGCTACGGCATGAGATTTGTTAAACATATACAAAGACGACATTTCAAAATCGTGCCATACCTTTTCAGACATAGTGCGATCCATCTTCCCGTTGCTTAAAAACTTCTCCTTAAACTGCTCAAAAGCCTTAACGTCTCTTTTCTTCCCGATTATTTTACGCAAAGTGTCTGCTTCAGACCAAGTAAAGTCTGCAATTTCAACAGCAATTCGCATCAACTGCTCCTGAAAAACTACTGTTCCATATGTATCTTTCAATATTGGCTCTGCCGAATCATGCATATAGGTCGTGTTAGACAGTCCCTTTTTACGACTAATGTAGTCCTCTCCCTGAGAGAGGAGAGCGCCGGGCCTGACCAGCGCATTGCTGACAACTAAGTCGTTGAAGTCAGAGATGCCCATTTGCCCTATAAGAGCCCTGTAGGCCCCTGCGTCGGCCTGAAAGACGCCTATTGTATCCCCTCTGTCTATTGCCCTGTAGACGTCACCGTCATCCAGTTTTACAGAAGCTTCTTCAACGTCAACACCGTGTCGCTGCTTGATGATTTTCAAACAGTCAGACACAACAGACACAGTTTTAAGTCCAAGTACATCGATTTTAATCAGGCCAACGCTTTCTGCATCATTCATTTCAAAAGCAGTAACTAAGGACCTTCCTCCACCACCGACTTCTTTTCTGGTTTCAAGAGGGCACACTTCACTCAAAGGAATAGACGAAACCACCATTCCTGCAGCGTGGACCCCCGTATTCCTAATTCGCCCTTCAAGTTTCTCAGCGGTAGTGATGATATCGGGGTATCTTTCGCAAAAGATTTTACCTTTCGTATTGGTCTTTAATTCATCTAAAGTCTCAAACAAAGGTGTAATGCCATTTACATCTGAGAATGGAAGCGTATACACTCGGGAGACATCCTTAATGACGGACTTAGCTCTAAACTCTCCGTATGTAGATATCGCAGCAACGTTATCCTCTCCCCACCTAGATACCAAATAGCTCTTGACCTCATGCCTGCGTTTGTCTTCAAAATCAAGATCAATATCGGGGTAGTCATTCCTTTCAGGGTTTATGAATCTCGCAAACAGAAGATCGTATTTAATGGGATCAACTTTTGTTATATCCAAGGCGTAGGCGAGCAATGACCCTCCTACAGACCCCCTGCCGGGGCCGCGCCCTATCCCGTTAGTGTCTGCCCATTTAATTAAGTCCCAGATAATCAAGAAATAATCAGAAAAATTGAGTTCCTTAATAATGTCCAGCTCTTTTTGAAGCCTGTCTTTATAAACCTGATCAGATATCCCCTTCTCTCTCAATGCAAAAACAGCGATCTCTTCAAGGTACTCGTCGGAATCAAGAGACTTAATGTATTTAGGCAATAAGGACCTCCCCTTCTGAATTTTTGCAGAACACTTCTCAGCAACCTCTAATGTGTTAGATATAATCGATGCATCCCCATACCCAGCGCTCTCAAACCAAGAAGAAATCTCATCAGCTTTAGCAATGTATGGAGTAATGTCGTCAAATCTTAAAAAGCGATTCGGATACATCATATTGATTTTGTCCACAATCGACATGCTGCGATCAGTTATACATCCATTATGTTGCTGAGCGTACCTTAATGCTTCGGTATTAAATCCCGGGTATTGGGCAGCCGTGAGGAGAATCTCTTCACACCCCCGGTCCCCTTTGTCAGGATAATGGCAATCAGCAGTCCCAACAACCCTGCTGTTAAAATGGGAAGCCAAGTCAATAATTCCGTCATTGATCGATTTTGGATTCCACGGTTGTATTTCAAAATAAAAATCCTTTCCAAATATATCAATAAATTTTTCAGATAGCGTAAGCGCTCGATTCTCATCTCCACTCTCAATAGCTTTTGCTATAGCGCTACCTCTGCATCCAGATAGTGCGACAACATCATTATCAACCAAATCAGATAATAGTTCAAAATCTATTCTTGGCTTATAATAAAAATTATCTTTCCAAGCAATTCTACATGCCTCAAAAAGCTTAGACAAACCATCGTTATTTTTTGCAAGAAGAATCAGATGAAAGCGTTCATCCTTTTTGCCCATCATGTCCCCATCAATGCTTGGCACAAAATAAGCCTCAACCCCAAATATAGGTTTAACGTCGTACTTCTCGCAGGCATTTTGAAATTTCAAAACACCACCCATAGATCCATGATCTGTGATTGCCGCAGCCGTCTGCCCATTCGTAGAGCTTGTCTTAGCAATATCCTCTGGGGTTGACATCCCGTCAAGAAGGCTGTACTCTGAATGACAATGAAGGTGAACAAATTCGTCCATCAGCGATGCCAAACTTTGAGCAAATGCTTTAACTCAACTGGCGAAATCACCATCGTCTTAACCCCGCCTTCGGCAAGTAAATTAATAGCATCTTCGTGATGATACTTGCTCATCGCACGCACCTCTTTGATGCCAGCATTTATAATTGTTCTTGCACAAAAAACGCATGGAGTAGTGCTCAAATACATTAGAGTATTTAAAGTGGGTACACCATTTCTTGCTGCATGCAGTATGGCATTAAGTTCAGCATGAACAGCCCTACATTTGCCCCAATCCTTACCGGGCTCCCTTGTCAGACAGGATGTGCCACAATGCTCAGTGCCCTTGGCGGCACCATTATATCCAGTGGCAACAATCCCATTCGTCACAGGATCCACAATGACAGCACCAACAGCTCTCGAATGGCATGTAGACCTTTGGGAAACTACCTGAGCAATGTTGAAAAAATACGAGTCCCAATCAGGTCTGTTGTCTGGATCATGTTTCATTTTTCCACCTCTATTCCGTACAATTCTTTTAATTCCATTATTTCCTTAACTCCGTATTCATAGGCAACAGGCCTTGATATGCTGTCCTCAATATATGGATGCTTCAATATGTATGCACTTCCGACAGAAGCAACCGCAGAGGCAACGGATGGTAAATCATCAACAAAGAAATCTAAATCTAAAGACTCATATGCCCTAGCCTTACCCGTCGCATTTTCAGTAAATAATACTTTACAAAACATGAAGCCCCACTCGTCAAGCCATCTTTCTGTCACAGATATCGCTTCATCCTTAAATCTTGAAGTTATAAAAAATACGTCATGTCCTTTATAAAATATGTCATTAATAAAATGCCAAGAAGACCTAATTGGTTTTAAGTTAAGCCAAAACGCTTCGTCTGCAAGCATATTCTCATATGCATCAGGCTTACTGTGATATTCTGACATAATATTTTTATCGGACAAATCCAGTCCTATGTTTTTAGAGCCATCTCTTGCGCCTGATACAAAATCACACACAACACCGTCTATATCAAATCCACACTTCATAAAGAAAACCTGCGGGAGGGGATTACCCCCTCCCGCAAGCGCCCGTCCTTTCTACCAAGCATCTCCCGGTGAAGAAGTACGCTCACCAGTTGTAAGATACGCTTCCTGTTCGTCATAAGACAAAGACAAATACATGTTATCTAAATCATGCAATGGAAGATCAGAAATATCATCAGTTTCATCAGATACTTCCAAAGGAATAAGGTTATAGTTGGTATCAGATGCTCCAGACCCAGTACGAGAATACTTATAATACCTATCAGTAATCGTACCAAACTCCTTCGCATACTCAATCAGAGTGAGACCAATATGCCTCTGGTTGAAGGTTGTATCAACCACTCTAGCTTCCCACTGTCCGGGCTCAATTTCTACCGCAACATTGACAAGCAAATGAGCCCTAGGCTTCCACTTGCTATCACTTTTTGAACGCTCAGAAGCCCAGCACCTATAACCGTGCTTATCGCTTCCCGCTGTTGACGCCACCTTCCATTTCCAGTTAATGGGTGAAGTGATAACGTCAATGCTTACGGCAGCACCTCTGTCTGAATCGTAGTTATCAGAATCTTCCGTCAATTCCTGACGAAATCTGATTCGATACGAGTCTCCATCCTTCAAACTGAAGTATTTCTTTGTCCCGCCACCTGCACTAGGTGAAGCAGCGGCCTGACGCTCAATGTCTTTCAATGAACTAAATGTTTTCATATTTACATTATCTCCTTAAAGTTAAAGTTATTTTACTATCGTTTATAGCCTCAGATATCTCTGCGGCTGTCATATCGCCGGGATCACCCCGGCCCTCTGGGCATCTGGCCCAGCGAACTTTTTTCCCACGACACCTATCTATTATACTACATCTCATGGCCTCTCCGGCGTCATCTTTGTCGGGAAATATTATTATTTCATCAAAATATCTGCTGAGCAATCTGAACTGCTCATCGGATACTGCGGAACCAAGTGTCGCTACGACATTAGGGAATCCTGCCTGATGGATCTTAATCGCATCCAAGCTGCCCTCAGTAACAACCACTGAGTCATATCTTTTCGCATTGCATAGATTAAACAGAACCTTTGCCCTCTTAAACCCACGACTGTACAGATATCTTGGCTCTTGATCTTTTAGAACAGCGCGACCAATCATTGCAACAAGCTTATAATTAGAATCTCTTACGGGAATCACAACTCTGTTCTTTTTTTCTGAGAAGCAGACTTCAAAATATTTCAACGTGTCGATCTCAAATCCTCTCTCAGTCAAGGTAGACAACTTATCTGTTGTTTCATAGTCTACCTTTAGCTCGTCAATGGATATCTCAAATACCTCATGTTCAGATATCAGCCCCTTCAAAAGTTTGTATCTTAGAGTATCAGGGTTGACTGTTTCTCTTTCAACAACGTCTTCGTTCAAAAGTTTTCGATGCAATTGTCTAAAATTGCCTTTAGCATTGCATGACGGATTGAAACATTGCCACAACCCAGTTTTTGTATTTACATAACATGATGGTGTATCGGTATTGCGATGGAATGGGCAATATATTGCAACCTCTTCAACTCCTTGAGATTGGATATTGACGTTAGCCTGTCGTAGCAACGTCATAACTTTATCTAACATTTCGTATATACCAGCTTAAACTGATATATATCCTCCCCACTTATATATTCCGTAACCAAAGTCGATTTGACATCGCTTCCATTGTACACCTCTTCTTTAACCAATTCAGATATCCAAGGTCTAATTCTATTAAGAGTCCCTATATTCTCAACAATGCCAGACACCACAGGCTCTCCATGATTAAATTCAAGGTATTCACTAATATTATAGAACATCAGTCCTCCATAAACAAATTCAACTGGTTGGGATCATTAATAATGCTATCTGGATTTGAATACACCCATTTTATGCCTAGCGGAAACGAAATGGTTTCGCCAGTCTCAATTGTGGGAAACTTGTCAATAGAATTAGAAAGTCGATATATTAAAAAATTGATAACGAAGTCTTTATCAGTATCCTTTATGTTATTTTTCATTACGACAAATCCCACTCCTCATTCCAACTTCCAGTGTCTAAATTCCATCTCAAATAAAATCCAAAATGCCCGGCACGCCTAACCTTCCTACTAACTACCTGAAACACCTCTGACTCGAAATCCCTGTGCATAGATAACACCAAGTCGGCATCATAGGCAAGCTGCTTCGACCAAGCAACCTCCTCTAATTCAGGCGGACGCTCTGAATGCCCGTCACTCATCGTAACTGCGGCAACATCTATGATGGGCACGCCATTTTTAACAGCCATCCTCTTGAAGGCTTTAGATAGATTCTTAGCCTTCTCAGTCTCGTTGCGAGAACCACTAGCGTCATCAAAGAGTCCGTGGTAATCCAAAATAACCAAGTCCGGCTTATACTGATCAATCTTAGCCTGAACCATATGCTGATCTGCAGTGTCCAGCCCCTCAGATGTGACAAGATATATCGGGTGCTTATCCTCAAACGTATTCATGGCCCACTTTCTGTAGTCATCAACAACAGAAGGGTTGGCAGTCACTAAATCCGTATTCGTGAAATGCCCTTCGCCATTATTCAAAATAGTGTCTATCCTCTGTGATTCCTGCTGCTTGTTCATTTCAAGAGAAATTACTAAAGGAGTATACCCGGCCTTCCAAGCATTTGCAGCAAACAACCTAGATAAGAAGGACTTTCCAGTTCCTGTCCACCCAAGAAGAACAATAAAATCACCCTTCTGCCATCCACCAAATATGCTATCCATAATGGATATGCCACTAGGAACACCTAGCATTTTCCGATTGTCTTCTTTGGATCGTCTATTTAAATCATCTGCACGATCCTTCCACTCTTCCACAAGATTGGTGTCTTTTAATGATGAACTAACTTTAATTAGCTCATTAGCCCTTGACATCAGGTATCCAATAGCTTCCTTTGGACCCGTATCTTCGACAATATCATTGCCTCTGGAAAGAGCTACCCTAATCTGATGGGACAATGATTCCTTCTGGGCCACACCTATGTAATAGTCCAAAGGTTCTTGTACATTGCACACCTCGAACTCTGGAAAGTGATGCTTGATTGTATCTCTGGATGGCACCTTCTTGTGCTCATCATAATGTTTTGCTATAAACGACCATATGTCGCCATATTCAATGAATACGTCCCGAAGGTTCTCCTCTGCACACTTCACATAATTGCCATCAATGGCAATTGCGTTAAGAAGTTTAGTTTCGTAATTCAATTTTTCTCCATTTTTTGCCTAGTCTTCTCAACTATGTCTTTGAATCTTTTCTTAGAATTCTCTTCAAATTTCGCTCTGTCTATCAAATCCCTAGCTTTTAAAGCGAAATCAAAAACCAACACAGTTCCGTTACTGTTTTTAACAAATGAATCTACAGCCAAAAGCAAGTCATCGTAATCAAAATGTTTAACAAGGCTTTTGGCTACCATGTCCTGCCTAGGCGGATCCGGCACAAATAGAGCAGAATGCTCATCACACTTGTCCTCAAATACCTTGATCAGGCTCTGTCCAGTTTGACTGTTCTTCACTATCCACCTTTCTCCATTTCATTTCTAACCTATCGAACTCGCTCACCCCGGCCATGACTCCACCGGGATATTCTGTGGTCGCCATAAAAACTAGGCACTTATCGAAAAAACTACACTCCCCACATTTATTCTTGGCATATTCTATTTCCTCTTCGACATAACTAACCCAGAAATGACGATTGTCATCATCACTACATACTGAGCCAGCAAACGAAACCACACTAATCCTTATCTAACTCAGATAATTTGATCTCTATTTGCTCATCGACCTTTTCCCACAGATGTTCCCATTCTGAGTCATCATCAACACGATTAGTTCTAACTTCAGCACCAGCATCTAATCTTAATGACTCGTAGTTTCCAAGATTTTTAGTAATCCCAAGAGACACCCAAATCTTACCATCTTTTGGAAAGTTTTCAATCGTCATCTAATTACTCCTATACTTTTTAGCTTTTGTGCTTAAGGTTCTAATTTTAGACCTTAGCTCTTTATTTGTTATTTTTTTATTTGGCGGTCGGCCGGGCGGCTTCCGTCCTGAGAAGAAGGTTAGCATATCGGAGGCGTCCTCCTCCGTATAATACCTCCAATTCTTCAGACCGGACCCGTCAGAGATCCGCTTGGGCTCAGAGAGATGCCCAAGACGCTCATAGCGCCTGATTGTATCAGGCTTTCTTTGAACGATCTTGGACACCTCTCCTATCGTATATAAGCGCTTAAGAAAAAGATGTGCATTGTCTATAGGTAATTCTATTACCTCATCAGACATGATATTCCTGATCTTAATTCTATTAAATTTTTTATGTATAGATACTATCTTTACAATGTCTGTACTATATGAATATATTTTATTTTGAAGTATTTTGATGTTCACACTTTACAGCTTTCCGTAAAATATCTTTTACATTTGCTATATTCGCATTGCCCCAAGTATCCTTTGGTATATCAACAGACCAGCCGCATCTCAAACAAGTCAAATCTATATAATTTAACCCAATAGCGTTTGATTCTAGAATGCGACCCCCGCACTTTTTACAGATAATGGATACCTTTTCCATATTATCCTTTTCTCAAAGTTGAAGCCGTATCCGGGTCACCGACCTGTGTGGCAACAACACTCTTTATGACAGACAGAAGAGCACCGGCTCCGGCAACAATCGCAGCCTCAAAACTAGCTAAATCCGTTACTGTAAAGATGGCAAGGAAGGACTGAAGGCCGGTCCATACCGCCCTTTCAATTACATCCTTAATATAAGTTTTATTCATTTTTCCTCCTAATCAAGCCAGCATGTGTATTCTGCAGTAACGATACCTCTTTGAGGATGCACGAACTGCAAATGCTGGGATGGTCTGCCTACGGCAGCCAGTGATTCAATCGCGTATGTGTTGGTAGACTCAGTGCTCCCAGCAATCCTTAATTGAACCGTATTGAAAGTCATCTTTGTAGGAGTATGCCAATGTCCGCAAAATACGTCCTTGAAATCTTCCTTGATGGCTCCAACTTTCCAGCCATAAACCTTTTTCTGGAACGGATGAAACGAACCAAAAGATCTAAACTGGTCACCGTGGCAAAGTAGGCAGCTATACTCGCCAATTCTATCTATAGTATACCAATTTCTCTCCCCGCCGCCATCTGGGATATCAAAAGTTATTCGAGGCTCAGATTCGAACATCAAATTTACAATACGGTATAACATTCTGTCGGCATTTGTTTCCGGATCATGGTCACGCTTAGACCGTCCGCCAATAGCGCCGTGGTTGCCGATAACACACGATACATGAACCGATTCAAAGTTTTCAAGCATTGTTTTTAAAAATGTTGACATTATCCTAGGACCATCAACTGTTACCTGACGATAGAGTCCTCCATCAACCAAAAAACATTGCCCCGGAAAGATTAACTCTCCCTCAACAATGTCTCCCAGAACCCAAACGTGCAGTTTTTTAACAGGGTGGTCTTCTCTTTGAATATTAGTAAGATCCACTACCTTCTGAGCGAAGATTTCAACTCTATCTTCGCAAATTTCTGAATTATAGTCAGGCGTAACTTTGGCCAGTTGCCAATCCGCTAGGACAGCCACTGCGACCTCCTCGCCTTTTGTTCGCCTATCTTTCTTAGGTTGGGTGATTTTAGGGAAATTTAAATTACCTAATTCACTCTCAACAGCCTCATATACAGCGCCAGCAAGGTCGTCTTTCTTATCTTTAAGCTTGACATACTCTGTGACTAATTTATTATACGCCGCTCGCAGTTCAAAATCATCATTTGGCCTATCACCTGTAATTGGGTCCTCTTCCACAGGGAAGTCTCCTGACTCTAGCCTATATCTACAAATCCTACCTTCTCCGCAAGCATCCAAATCCTTGCGGCAGCGTGGATCTCCATACTTCTGATTATGAGTTTTGGATATAAATTTTACTTCGCAACCTTCCGCTTCGCACGTTTTCATATGACCTCCGAATCGGGTGCCTCCTACTATACACCGTTTCGCGGGATGTTCCCGTACAAACCGGATCTTTTTTTGAACCCGCCCCGCGACAGGTCGCGCCGCACCGTGCCTTCTTTCCTCTTCTTGGCGGCACGCTTCGTAGCCATAGTTCTAAGCTTATCCTTATGGTTCCAGCTAATATGACGCCCCTCGCTATGGACAGCAGTGTGTTCAGCAGCTGTGCATAAATACAAGTTCTCTAACCTGTTGTCTTCCTTTATCTCATTAATATGATGCACAGTTTCCCAACTCTCCAGATATCTACCAAGATTTTTTTCCATAACAAGTCTATGCTCATAAACGTACCCACATATATCTCTAGGGTGTTCGGGCCTCAATACTCGCACATACCCTTTGTCATCAATATATTTTCCGCCAGAAAAATTGGGGTTGTTAATACCCTTTAGTCTGTCCTGATACCAATCAACGTCACGCTTAGACGCTAATTTCTTAGACCGACGAGCCACAGTCCTCAGCATATAGCTGTGTTGGCTCAGACCCTAAGATGTTATAAGAGTATGTCCCTCCAGATCGACCAACAAAAAGCGTATAGTTTTGAGAAGTTAAACCGCTTGCTCCGGAATCAACCATCACAGAATACGATCCTCCTCCAAGTTTTGTCGTCATTGAAGTAATGCTTGTCGCAAGCAATACGGTCTGAGTTACTGACGAAGTGTCCGGCACGGATGCAGTAGCCGACGACAAGGTGTCGGGCCACGGAACAGTAAAAAACCATTCCTGAATCTTTGTGTCTGTTGAGGCTGTTCCATTTACAAGCCTATAGCTGTACACAACATTTTCATCACCACTTGATATCTGGATCCCCGGGGTTGTAAAGGTAAACTTTACATATCTGTTTGCCGGAGATGAGACACTATAGTCTAGCCCAGCTCCCTCATTAATAAGTGCAATAACTGAGGTATACGTTGACGTAGTTATCGCTGTCTGAGTCGTTGTATCCTGCTTAAACGACAGAACTCCTCTAGCATAATTATCCGTTGCTTCCTTGACCTGATCAATGTTTGTTGACATCTGCTGCAGCCTGTCGGAGCTAATCGGAGTCCCGTCGGCCCAGCTAATTGAGTCATAAATTTCGTATTCCATATCTCTCCATTATACCTTATTTGAGGTTAAGACTCCACCCATTATGCAGATTCCAGTTCGGCAATTCGAGTCTCTGCAATATCAAGTTTATCAGATAACTCCTGTATGGCTCTGGTCAATATGGGAATAAATTCATCGTATCTAAGCCCGGGATTGTATGCTTCAGGAATATCTTCATCATCTTCATTTGATGCCTCCATTAAGGGCGTGTGACCGTCAATCCAAAGAGCAACAGATTCAGCATCCTCACCAAGTAGCGCTTCAACCTCTTGAGCTATAAAACCATGGTGGTCCCTCATCCCCGGTCTTAACTCATGAGTATTCTCATCACTGGTTTCTTTCCACTTGAATGTCACAGGTCGTAACCCATTAACAAAATCTAATCCAAATGTCGCATCCTGTATATCTGTTTTTTGATTGACATCCGAAACAGACGGATAAGAATAAGAATAAACAGCATTAAATGCTAAATTACTGGCACCCCACCTGTACATGTTATTGGATACAGGCTGACCATTTGCATAGAACCCGACATAGTTGCCTACATTTATTTTATTAAGCCCAGAAGATTTAATGCGAGTATCTCCACCGCTGTAGCATGTAATATGATTAGTGTTGGTTGCAGAATTCAAGTACAGTGACCCAGATGCTTTTATATACCTATAACCGCTAAAAGAAATATCTCCAGTTAAAGTTAATGCGCCAAAGCTCGTATGGGTATGCCCAGTCAATGAATACTGAGTATGGGTATGCCCAGTCAATGAATACTGAGTATGCGGATTGCCAGTGGTAAGGCTGCCTAACGAATTGTGATCTATAGTAGATTCATATTCAGTATCTATAGCTGTTACGTGACCTTGAGCATTTACCGTCAAAGACCTAAGATATCTACCGGTACCGCCATATGTACCCGTTGTAGCATAATTATCATGATTAACAACACCACCAGATTCAGTCAAAGCAGTTCCATATGTGACAGAACTCCCGCCAACAGCAGAACCATTCCACATGAGAGTCCCTCCGTTGTTATATAACTTATAACTGTATCCGGAAGTTAGGTTGTGATTTCCAATAAATACGCCATTCCTGGGTATTTGAACAACAGACGGCCATGTTGATGTCCCTAAATGAATATTATCGCCTTCAAGAGTAACGTCTCCACCAGCATGTATTTTTATGTTATCAGACCCAGATGTCGTAGCTAACAACTGAACACCGTCCCCAGATGATGTTAAAACAGAGATGTAATTATTTCCACTTCCCGACCCTGCATTTAACTGCATGCCTGTTCTTGAAATAGACAGAATGCCACCGACTAATGTGCCATAGGTTGTATTCAAAGCACTATTCAGCCACTCAATCGCTGTGGTCGATGAAAAACCGCCGTATGTGCTATCCGATGTGCGGACACGAACGTTACTGGCCCCACCAGAAATAACATTGGCAGCAGTAACATTGCCACTACTATCAACAGAGAATTTACCACTTGATGTAGCTATTGTATTGGCAATTATATCACCGCTAACAGATAAATCGGTTCCGTCAAATGTTAGTTTATCACTAACAGAGAACTTAGTGATTCCACTATAACGCCCCATAGCAATATCACCACTAGTGTTGTAGTCAGGGTCATATCCTCCAGCACCATCAACGCCCAACACCACATCCCCAGCGCCAGCACCTACCGTATATCTGCGAACAACCACTTCACCGCCGCCAATTGAAATAATTTGCTGAGATGGATCAAGTAACATCTCATCTGATGAGTTCACGGTGCCAGCGTAAAGCTTATTGTTCTGAATGCTCCAAGCACCAATCAGCCCAGCATTGGCACGAATAACACCTGTGTTATCTACACTAAAGGCGGTTGTTGAAGTTGTAGCTCCACTAAATGTCGCATTTCCAAGCCACATATTCCCATCAATATCGACATGAAATGACGAAGTATCTGATCCTCCAATATCAATAGTGGAAGCACTGATATTCCCAGAAAACGATCCAGATGTTGCAGTAATTGCGCCACGAATAGACAAAATATTAGTTGTTTTATCCCAATTGATACCAGCACCACCAGAGGTGGCCCAATCACCAACAGTTAAATTCCCATAACTAACCACATCACCATTCGTTAAGACACGGAAGACAACACTGTTGCCAGAATTAACAGTTAAGCCACTGTCGATTATAGTAGCACCTCGCATTGTTACATTATTATTGAACTCAGCGGTTCCATCATAATTAATCTTCCATCCAGAAGTCCCGGCAGAATAACTATAACTCCGAATTGTATTATTAATAAGAGCAAAATCTGTAGCTATTTGCGCTGCAGTTATCGTGTTTGCATATATATCACCAGCAACAATCGTATTAGCCGCTATCTCGCTAGAGCCTCCAGATCCCCCCTCAACCTGAGACGGTTGAAACGATGTGGCCGACGACATCGCTGAAGTCCCAGCGTTTCCTGTCCCATCCCAATAAGTCCATGAACTATTATTGTTTGAACTGTCAATAGCCCTGACTCGTAAATAATACGACGTCCCAGTCGTTAACCCCGTAACACTTATAATCCGACCAGTCTGTCTACCTGTTTCCACTTCATTCGTAACCCAGTTAGACTCCGATGCCACACTGGTTGACAAGCTGTACTCAAACTGGCCGATACCCCATTTCATATCGGCTTCAGTATTGTCCTGAAGCCTTGCCAAGAATCCTCTAAAACTTACAAAATGATTAGTTGATGCAGTTTCAAACTGTGGTCCGCTAGGTGGGGTCGAATCGACGGCAGGAGAGATGTTGCTAAGTTCCTGAAGTATTCCAATTATCCCAGACTGACTTCTCGCGCTAATGACAACTTTATATCTAGTGGTGCTCACTGTTGCCATGTTTGGTAAATTATCAAAAACATAAGTCAGACCATCAACTATAACTTCAGTTACTTTTATGTAATTTGCCCCACTATCAGTGCTTCGGTGCAACTCGACAATGTAATTTTCAGCATCATTAGATGGATTCCAAGACACATTCAGATAAGATGTGGCATCTGCATGCACCCCAGCAGTGACAGTAAGTCCTGTGGCGGGACCGGGAACCTTGGGTCCAATAATCAAAGGGGGCTGGCCGTTGCTTCCGTCCCCAATGATAACGCCACCAGATGGATTGATAGATCCAGCATTCACAATGCGTCTAACTTCGCGTTCCAATTCTAATTTATCAACAAAATCATATAAATCATAGCGAGACATATCTATCTTTGTAGAGTTAATGCCGTCGTGATCATGCCCACCGGCAATGAAATAAGTTACACTATTTTCAGGAACACCCTCAGCCATTATGAAGCCTCCCTAAGAGTTAAACGCTGCGACACTCCGCCATTATACTCTATTTTGGACTCAACAACCCAGTAATCCTTATTGGATATCCCCAACTGTTCCAATCTAGAAATCGTTATTCTGTCTCCAAGCTGCAGTTTTGGCATAGATAGGACATCAACATCTAAGATGGGAACTCCGCTTTCCATTTTATTAATTAAAAAATCGGCAAGGTCTTGAGCATAATCGTCATCTGAAACAAATCTATTATCTATAACGACTTCTTTTTTACCGTATTTTCTCATGCTATCTGAATATATAGAACTTTGCCTACTGACTTTAGAGCTTGAACCCCCATTAGAAATTGCAGTCCCAGAAATAGACGTAAAGTACATTACACCGCTATATGCGTTCGTGCCTTCCAAAAACACAACGTCGCCAATATTATCATTTACAGATAAATTCGTAGTTGCAGACATAACAACTTCTCCGCCATATGGCTTTTTTATAAACCTATCAACAGAGACAAGATCGGGATCTTCGAATTCAACGGCAGCAATAAATGGGGCTTTGATATCTACAGCAGGGGACTGCGACCATGAAAACTGGAAGTACCGAACCTCTCTCACCTTGTCCCCGCCAGAATGGGCAGCAGCGGTTGTACCGAATTGTGCCCGAGTTAATGTCTTAAAATAATTTTCATCAAGCTTATCGTATTTTATAATCTCATCATTAATCTTAAAATATCCCTTCTCTTTCCATGGAGGATTCGAGGTGCTATCAACAAATATTTGAGATGTTTCTGCACTTGTCACAGACGAACCTGATGCCAGCTTAGTCACCGTTAAAGAAGTAGGATCGGGAGGTCGCCATAAAGGGGACAGTCCAATATTTTTACTAATCATCGGATTGACAACAATTGTAACTTTATTTGCCAATAATTCAATTCGCCTCTCTGCAGATTTAATGTTTACAGAATCACTAATGGTTGCCTGAGAAGTGGCATGTTGAGGTATGCCTGATTCATACAACCTAGAGAAGTGATCGTATCTGAACTTCCCGAACTCATCGAAATAAAACATTCCCAAATCCCCGGTAGCAATATCTCCAGCAATCTGAAATGCGCTCTTCTCCCCATAAAGATACGGATGGACCCTTATCTCGTCCATTGTTGTGATATAATAATGGTCTCTTACCTGATCGGAAGTCAAGGCCTTTCTATAGATTGCAAACTCATCGATCTTTCCTCGCAGATAGGCATTGCTAGAGCTTGACCCATATGTAGACTTGCCAACAAGAAAATCCTGGCTGCTCCAAGCAGCAGGTGCGCCGACAGATGTGATTGTGTCCTTCAGTTCTCCATTGAAATAATATTTTAAATCTGTTCCATCATATGTAGCAACAACATGAACCCACTCATCCAAATCGCCACCAGTACTGACAGAGGCTTCTTGCATTGTGCCAGAGTTATTTATAAACTTAACCCCATGACCTGAACTCTTGAAAAACAATCCAACGCCCTTAGTTCCGGTGCCAGAAGTGGCATTGTCTAGGTTGCCAGCGTACACCCCTTGCCCCGACACATAACTTGTGAAATTTACAAAAGCTTCAATGCTAAACGACCCTGTGTAGTTGCTGCCGGAGGAGCTGGTTAGATCTATGGACGAATCGTATGCAATAGTCATATAGTCATTGCTCCCATCCGTATTATCCATCTTAACAGAAAAATCTTTAGAATCAGAGCTAATTCCGCCACTCTGTCTTAACAGGGGAGACCCCGAGTAAATTCCATGATTTCTAATTAGAGATGAATAATTATTAGATGCGATGTAGTCATCTCTTGAGCCAACCACATCAAAAGCGACATCCGTCAATGTCTCAGACGGAGATACAGCGGCATAAGATCCAGAACCAATTTTTCTTTCTAATTTAAGTTCAAAATCGCCCATAACATGAAAAGCCTCAATGCGAATCGATATGGGATTGTTTTGATATAGCCTAACACTATCGGTCTGAAAGCTAACCGAGCTCTGATTATTGAAAAACTTATCTATCCTAAGCTCCCCCTTAAATAACTCCAAGTCCCGCCTAGCAGACTCACTGTCCGACGCTGAATCAAATACATACCTAGACGACGATCCGCCCAAGAACAATCTAAATCCGCCGTTTTTAACGGTAATTTTAAACTGATAATCATCAGTAGACGGAGGAATGAAAAATCCGTCAACAACGGTGTGATAGAAATCCGCCTGACTACCTGGATTGCGATTAGTATAATTTACAGCATAGCCTGAAACACTATTTGTGCTAGAATTTTCAGTTACTCTAGGAGATTTACTGTAATCAATCAACTCCTTTCCTCCAAGCCCCAAAATGTTGCTCTGGACGGTCCTGTCATCCCTAAACAGCGCCCTCCTCAGGTCCTCAGAATCCCCTGAGAGGTCCCCCAGAGTCCACCAGCGGGCCAGCAAGCCCGATCCGGGGGTAATAGAGGACGACCCAGCGCTGACGCTCCCGCTAGACACCCCCTCGTTGAAGCGGTAATGAGCGACAGCACCATCCTCCAAAACTGCCTTCTGATAGGGATACAGGCCTTGAAAATCTGCCCTAGGAAAGTTGTTTGTCGATAAAAGAATTCTCAACGCATTAGCTGCATCTGAGTCCGAAACAATAAACCCTCCCTCAATTTCAGCATCGGTAAGGAACCTAGTATAGTCCCTACACTGAACATCCATAGTCATATTGGTTAATTGCTTCCACTCATCGGCCCAATAGGTCCCACAATTAACATACTCATACTCGTCAGGGCTAGTGGTTGTCCTCCACCCAAGAGACACAACAAATTTAATATCCTTAGCTAAATACGAACCATACTTCAAATTGCTACCCACTGTAAAATGATGTTGTGAATTATCTATAGACATAGTGAACGAGTTTGCAGAAATACCTCCAAGAGGCAAAGTGGTATCGTGAATATCCCTATTTTTGTCACAAGAGAATCTTATAATATATTCACTGATATCTGTTTCATATATCGGATTAATCTCATTAACCCTCGCATAATCATTTCCATTCTGAGTTTTATGAATAGTTAACCTCGCACCCTTAATATCAATAGTGTTCCCAGAACTCAACGTGTGTCGATAAGAAGAAGTGCCTTTGCTAAGCACATGATTAGCCACCACAGATTGATACGATCCAGCAGAATCTAGATATTCAAGAGTATATTCCTTTATCGCACCAGAATATTCAGAAGTATATATTTCAATATAATTTATTTTCTCCTGATTAAACGTCATAGTTATAACAGGGGCAGTCGCATAAACTCCGGATGAATTAGTTGCAGTAGGAGATCTCCAACCAAACTCATGGGATCCACCATTCTTTTCAGGCAAAGTATGCCAAGTACCGTCAGCACGAATAGGTAAACCATCAACATCTAGATCACCAACGACGCCCCAAGTCATCCCTTGTCTATTCCAACCATTAGCAACTTGACGTACATCAAAATAATCACCAATATTGCCACTCAGTTTTTGAGCCGTCGTATAGTCGGGAACAGCCGAAACAGATACGTTATCAAGGCTTCTTGAATTCTTCCATTCAGCCAAAACCTTGGGTCTAATTTTCTGAACGGTCTTCTGAAGGGCTGAATCAAAAGCAGTACTTACAGAGTTGCCCTGATCATTCTCAGTTATCATACTTCCTCCAACTCAATGAAAACATCCCAGAAATATGCGCCATAATCACTATCAACTGGAGGCGTGCCTATTTCAGCGTCATGTGAGACAGAGCCATTGACGACAGCAGTAGTCACAGCTCTACGAACAAGGTTTTCCTTGTAGGCTTTAACAATAACAAAATACTCTTCATCCCCGAACATTTCATCTCTACTTCTGATATTCAAAGTGTGTCTCATCCCATCATCAGCAACAGACTTCAAAAAATCACGCCCCTTTCTGGAATCGAAGTTACTGTCGGCATCGTTGCCCATATATTTCCAATCAACCTTGAAAACCTTCTTTCTGTGATTTTCAGGATAAAATCGGCTACTCTTGCCATCAGATCTTATTACGTTAGAAACGTTATTAGACTTCTCAGTAACACCAAGCCTTCTATTCTGTTCCGTAATCGGATTCCCGTCAATCCTAAGATAGTACAAATATGGTCTCATTGCAAACAATGAGGACCTAGACGAAGTAACAATTCTTCCATTAGAAGTCAAAGTTGTAGAAACAGATCCAGACCCAGACAAAGCAGACACTCCAGTTTTTATAATTTCAACAACTGCAGCAACAGAGGCTGAACCGCTTAAAGCAGGATCAGAAACAGCCTCCTTATGAGAAGTGACATTCGTAGACGAGCTACACGATAGGTTTGGATCGACATACAATTCCTCAGTGCCTGAAACAGCCATCGCTCCAGAGCCCGGAGTGTTGCAAGAACCCATAACTATTCTCAAATACGATATAGCAACAGACCCTGTGCCCGTGGCAGCCAAAACACCCCTCTGAATCTGAATGGCTACAGCGGAAACTGTGGCGTTGCCGTACTGAGACACGGGCATACCCAGAAGCACTTCAATAGAGACAGTCATAACAGAACCAGCAGCAATAGCAGCAACATTGCCAAGGAGCACCCCAGTACCCACTGCAGACATGGAGCCCGAACCAGACAGCGAAGCATCGGCGTGTATGATTTCAGTACCAACAGCGGACACAGAACCTGAACCGGACAAGGCAGCGCTTTCCATTCTAAACGTAGTCAACGTGCATGACAAAGTAGCGTTTGCTGACGGATTGGCCGATGTAATCAAAACCTCCTTGCCAACAATCATTGAAGAACCTGAGGCATCCAACGCACTGGACAGATGTACAATCTTCATCGAAGAGACAGACAACGTGCCAGAAGCAGACATGGAAGAACTTTCCAAACGAATGACCAATTCTGAAGCCGTGGTAGAGCCAGAGCCAGACAACGCTGCTGCAGCAAACCTAACTTGACTGGCTATGCTCGAAAGTGCGCCTGATCCAGACGGGGCCGCACTAGCGAACAACACATCGTGTGCTATACAAGACACAGACCCTGTTGCAGCAACCTGAGCAACGCCCAAGCGTTCACCAATTGCAACTATTATCGAAGAGCCAGCAGCAATAAGTGCAGCGGCAGCGTGTTCGATGAGAACAACAACAGACAGAATAGAACCAGAGCCAGAAATATTAGAACTAGATATCCTAACAACATACCTATCAGACGATAGAGAACCAGAGCCCGACAAGGCAGCGTCGGCAGGTTTTATCCTAAATACAGAGATGGACAACGAGCTTGTTGAAGTTATGGAAGAATTGCTATATATCTCTTCCATCCCAACGCCCGACAAGCTGCCAGTAGCAGTCATTGAACAAGAAGCAAATAACGCCTCCATCCCAACAGTAAGAGCAGAACCAACGCCAATAACAGCAGCGGCTCCGTGCTCTACCAGAGTAGCGACAGATACGCTAGATCCCGAACCAGAGATAGAGACCTGAGCAAGGAGTGCTTCCTTGCCAACCGTTAAGACAGAGCCACTACCCGATATGCTGGAAGATGCAGTAGCAACCTTCATTGAGGTAGCGGATACAGAACCAGAGCCAGACAGGCTAGCTGAGTTATATAGCTCCTCAAGGGCAACTGTTACAGAAGAACCTACAGCTATCAAAGCAGCAGCAAGATACTCAATAAGACCCGCAACAGAGACAACGGAACCAGAACCTGAAATACTAGCGGATCCTATTCCGTCAGCAACGGGAATACCGGAAAGTGTACCGCTTCCAGAAAGCGCACATGAAGCATACTGAACCTGATACGACGTGGTACTAATCGAAGCAGATCCACTCAGCGCAGCTGTCCCTATTCTTTCGCCAATAGCGACAATAATGCTCGAACCAGCAGCCACAAGTGCAGCCGCTAGATGCTCAATAAGCATTGCAACAGTAACAGCCCCACCAGAACCGGAAATTGCAGAATCAGAGATTCTAATAACATAATTGTCAACAGTTCCAACAGACCCCGACCCCGAAACAGTCGCACTAGACACCCTAACAGCGGACTCAACAACTGATACAGAACCACTGCCAGAAATCCCTATGGAAGCAAATCTAACTTGCATAGCCGACGAAGATACAGAGCCAGACCCAGAAGCAGAAACAGTTCCAAGACGTTCGCCAATAGCAATGATAATAGAAGAGCCAGCAGCAACAAGAGCAGCGGCAAGATGTTCAATAAGTCCAGCAACAGAAACGACAGAGCCAGAACCAGAAATTGCAGCACTAGATACACGAACAGTGTAAGAATCAACACCAGCAACAGTACCAAAGCCAGACAGGGAAGATTCCCCAACAATCCCCACAAAACTAACAATTACAATAGAAGCAGAGCCCGATATAGATACAGACGCAAGTTGCACAGTGTAAGCTGATACAGATACGCTGCCATAAGCAGATACGGACGAGGCCCCGATCCTTTCGCCAATTGCAATAATAATTGAAGATCCGGCAGCAATCAAAGCGGCAGCGGAATGTTCAATCAAACCAGCAGCAGACACAACGGAGCCACTACCGGAAATAGAACAACTTGCATTCCTAATGCTCGACTCAGAAGCAACAACAGAGCCCGAACCTGAAGCGGCAACAGTAGTAAACCTGACCTGAGAAGCCGTTACAAGTGAAGAGCCCGTGCCTGAAATTGAAACAACTCCCAATCGCTCACCAATTGCAACGATAATTGAAGATCCGGCAGCAATAAGAGCAGCGCTGAGATGTTCAATCAATCCAGCGGCAGACACGACAGAGCCAGCACCTGAAATTGCAGAACTAGAAACCCTAGTAACCAACTCAGTTGCCGAAACAGAACCGCTGCCAGACAGAGACACCGTTGCAAATCTAATCTGAGAAATCGCTACAGCTACTGAGCCAGAGCCAGAAATCGTAAGTGTGCCGAGCCTTTCACCAATTGCAACGATAATTGAAGAGCCAGCAGCAATAAGAGCAGCAGCGGCGTGTTCAATAAGCGTTACAACGGTCAATGCGGAACCGGAACCCGACACTGAGGCACTAGACACCCTGACAGCAGATTCAGTTACAGATACAGAACCAGACCCGGACAAAGCAGATGAATCAATACGAATCGCAATAGATGAGGCCGAAACAGAACCAGAACATGTGAGCGCAGCGACCCCAATACGCTCACCGATTGCAGCAATAACTGTTGAGCCAGCAGCAATAAGTGCAGCAGCTAAATGTTCAATAAGTATTGCAGCAGTTATTGTAGAACCAGAACCAGAAATTGCGACACTAGTCTTGCGAATAACGTAATCCGCAACAGACATGGAGCCAGACCCAGACATTCCCGAATCAGAGATTCTAACAGCTAAACTATTAGTAGACGCAGATCCGCTACAAGTTAATGAAGCGGAAGCAAGTCTTATCTGTGATGCAGATATTGAGACAGTTCCGCTACCAGAAATTGCAGAAGAACTAGCCTGAATAAGGTACGCCGACGCCGACACAGATCCAGTAGCAGACATTGCCGAAACGCCAATGCGTTCACCAATGGCAGCAATAACAGTTGATCCAGCGGCAATCAATGCGGCTGCTAAATGCTCAATAAGAATTGAAACAGTCGCAGTTGAGCCAGATCCCGAAATAGATGCACTATCAATCCTGATAGCAATACTCGTTGCAGAAATGCTGCCGCTACCAGATAGAGCACACGTTGAATACGTCTCCTCAATTGCAGAGACAGACACTGATGCAGAACCGGAAATCGCAGCAGAGGTTATAGAAACCTTAGAGGCAGAACACGACAAAGACCCAGACCCAGAAATTGAAGATACGCCAATGCGTTCACCAATAGCTATAATAATTGCAGAACCAGCAGCAATCAATGCGGCGGCAGAGTGTTCAACTAGAACAACAACAGACAGTACGGAGCCAGAACCAGATAGACTAGCCGACGCAGTAATCTCTTGAGTGGTACCAAGGAATGAATAGGTTAGTGGATAGGTGAAAGATGTATAACCATCATTGAATTCAGTAGCCATACTAACTCTCCATCAATTTCAATGTTACATTATAATAGTAACATTTATTAACATGGTCTCTTCTGACAACATCCTCCGTATAGGACCCAATATACACAGAAAACGTTTCGCCCGGATCATTAGGTTTGTCTTGGACAAAGAAGTCCAATATGCCCCGCATCGACGTCAACTCTTGCAAATAATCACGGCCATACTGCCCATCAACAGTAAATTTAGGTATAGCAGGAAGATACTGATATGTCAATGTAAAATCCTTCTTTACACCTTTGATGAAGCGCTTCGTATTGCCAGATAACAAAACGATGTCTTCATATAAATATCTATCATCTATAGCAAATTTACGATTATGAGCAGACAAAATGCGCCCATTGAGCTTTACGAGACGATATACTGACTGAGAGCCGTCAATATTAGTTCTTACCTTAGGGATAGAGCCTGTCGCTACTAAAGCAGTTGACCCCGTGACTATAGCCATTAAACCCTAGACCTTTTGTTCTGGTCTACGTAACTTCCTATAGTTCTATTCTCAACACCCCTAACCCGCTCAGAACTGGGTGCAATATTTACATTGTAGTCGGACATCATGGACTCAAACCATTCTCTTTGACCAACAAAAGTGTCAACATAAATATTAACGTTGCTACTGCTATTATTAGTAGTACCGCCGCCAGCACTGTTTGGACCAACGAATCTGGCATAGTTGTTCATATTGTTCAGGGTGCTCATTCCTATACGCCTAGTAGCGGCAGCTTTCATAACAAACTCCTGTCCGTGGGCCATTATCATTTGAGAAGCCGAACCAGCCCCACCAACCATGCCTCCAGTAAAGAAGCTGTCAATGTTTGTATATGGCTTTCTAGTGTGATGCCAAGGCTCATGGGCTAGAGGAGTCCATATTCCACTCTTGCCTGAGAATTTATCCATAAATGCCCAGCGCCTATCGCGTTCATTATCCGGTCCAGAAATGTCCACAGCCTCACCGCGTCCATGCATTGACTTCCCCGGAACAGCGACCTCAGGTGAATTTCCGCCCTTATGACTCCACCAACTCCCATCCCAAAAACGATCACCATATTTACCAAATATCTTGGCTCCGCTTTGAGAAGTCTTACTGTAATGCTTCTTAAACAATTCAATTTGCCTATCCATCGGACGCATGCCACTACTGACCCACATGGTCAATCTTTCTTTATCCCATGCCTCATTAGCCATCTCAATAACACCCTTAGCCAAACTACTGTGAACACCCTTCAGCTTAGGACTTAGACCCTGAACATCCCTAGACCCCCCACCTCTAGATGCATTATCAATCACCGTATCGTCTATCAGTGCGGCGAACTCGTCGCCGTCGAGCAGAGCACCACCCGGTTCGACCACTTCGACAACATCGTCCACCGCTTCCACGACTTC